GGTTTGTAGAGGAGTATTTGGGCGATTTGCGGTCTCTTGAAGCCCTTACCCAAGCCATTGTTGAAGCTTCTGCATCAGCCTCAAAAGTTGTGTTTTTGGTTCGTCCTAATGGCGTGACTAATAAAAAGATGCTTGGTGAAGCTCGTAATGGAGCAATTATTACAGGTGATAGACAAGATGTAAGTTGCTTGCAGGTTGAGAAACAAGCAGACCTTCGTATTGCTCAAAGCGTGATGGAAGCCATTACAATGCGTCTTGGATACGCCTTCCTTTTAAATGCTTCCGTTGTCCGAAACGCAGAGCGTGTAACAGCCGAGGAGATTCGTTATCTTTCCAATGAGATTGAAACGGCCTTGGGAGGAGCTTATAGCGTCCTTTCCCAAGAGTTTCAGTTACCCCTTGTTTCACGGATTATGGATAGGATGCAACGACAAGACAGGTTGCCTAAGATTGATAACAAGATTATACGGCCTGTTGTAACCACAGGAGTAGATGCACTAGGCCGTGCAAGCGACTTAACCAAGCTTGACTTGTTTGTGCAAGGAATTGCTTCTGTTCTTGGGCCACAGGGATTATCTCAATTTATTAATATTGATAATTATCTAACTCGCAGAGCAACGAGCCTTGGACTTGATACTGAAGGCTTAATTAGAGACCAGAAAGAAGTTGCTGAAGAAATGGCTCAAGCCAAGCAACAGCAGATGATGGCTAGTATGGCAGAAAAGCTTGGGCCTCAAGCGATTGCGACTGCTGGTAAATTATCTACTGATAGCCCACAATTTCAAGCTGGACTCGCTCAAGCTTTAAGGCAGAATCAACCTAGTCAGTAAACAACACAACCGAAGGAGAAAAACACACAATGGCTACACTAAGCGTAACTTCTGCATCGAACCCTACTGGAGCAGATGCTCCCAATCAACCTATTGCAGACCCCGCTGGTGGGGGAATAATTAAAACAGAACAGCCTCAAGAGGCATCACAAGAAGTTCGTCCTACTTGGCTTCCAGAAAAGTTTAAGTCTCCAGAGGATATGGCAAAAGCTTACGGAGAGCTTGAGAAGAAAATTGGAAGTCCTAAAGAAGCTTTGGAAGAAGCAACTCCTCAAGAAGCCCCTGCGGAGCTACCTTCAACCTTTACAAAATACAGCAACGAATACTTTGAAAGAGGCGATATTTCTGAAGAAAGTATTAAAGAGCTAGAAAGCAAAGGGATTCCTCGTGAGTATGTGAAGCAGTATATCAAAGGTTTTGAAGCCTCTCAGCAGTCCGAAGTTGCTTCAATTTTGGGTGAAATTGGAGGAGAATCGGAGTTTAAAGCGATGAGTAGTTGGGCTTCTGAAAATTTAGATGAAGGCGAGTTATCTGCCTATAACCAAGCTGTTTCAAGCGGTAGCAAGGAACAGGCTTCTTTTGCGGTAAAAGGTATGTTTGCTCGCTACAAGTCTGGTGGAAGCCGTGAACCCCGCCTCTTATCTGGGGATACTCGCACCTTTGGTGCAACCAATGTGTTTCGTAGCACCGCTGAAGTTGTTGAAGCGATGAAGAACCCAAAGTACAAGTCTGACCCAGCATACCGAAAAGATGTTGAGGAAAGGCTTGCCAGTTCTAATGTATTCAACTAAAGGAGATAAATATGGAAAATAAAGCAGGATATAAAACAACGGAGTTCTGGCTGTCATTTGTAGCCCTTATTGTAGGGGTTGTGTCAGCCAGCGGATTGCTACCAAACGAAGGCCCGTGGCAACAGGTTCTAGGCGTTGCAACAACGGCTTTGGTGGCTCTTGGATATACTGGAGCTAGACTAACCCTTAAAAAGAACGAGTAGTAATGATGTGGACGGCTATATTTCAAGCCGTTGCATTGTTAGTGCAAGCGTGGGTAAGTAATGTATCTCAAAAAGCCAATCGTGAAGTTCAAGCCTTTGATGGCTCTCCTCCCCCTATGTACATTCGTAGGGCTTTTTACGACAGGTTGCACAAGTTTATCAGAAGCAAAAAGAGTAGTATTCGTTGAGGAGGAGGGCGGGTTTGTAAGAATTGGGCCAGATGTAACAGGCCGAGTTTATACTTGGAATGGAGATAATTGGGTATTGAGCAACAACAAGATAAAGATACCCGAAGGGTGGTATGCGGGTTCAGTAGGAGCAGATTCAAAAGAAGGTCTTGACAAAACAAAGCAACCTAGTAAGTAACTAGCAAGTTTTGGAAAAGCATTTCTGAAGCCCCGACCCTCTGCGGAGGACAATCGCTGGTGCAGAATAAGTGACGACCCAGAGCGAACAACCAAAAGAATTGTTGGAGTTCGTTTTGAATCGAGCGATTTGGGCGACCTCTAACTACTAAAGAAAGGCTAAATTATATGGCTTTAGCAAATGCTAATATTATGAGCCGTTTCGGTGAGAAACAGGGCGGTTCGACAGACCCGCAGGAATTGTTCCTCAAGAAGTTCGCTGGCGAAGTGCTAACGACTTTTGAAACCGAATCGGTGATGAAAGACTATGCCCAAACCCGCACTATTGCGAATGGCAAGTCGGCACAATTCCCTGTTACTGGTATCGCCTTGGCGAAATACCACACGGCAGGTGAATCTGTGATTGAAACTAACGGATACTTAAACTCGTTTGCTCACACCGAGAAAGTTATCGACATTGAAGGTCTTTTGACCTCCTCTGCGATGATTTACAATCTTGATGAGGCGATGAACCATTACGATGTAAGGTCTATCTACTCAAGCGAGATTGGTCGTGCGTTGGCGAAAGAGTTTGATAAGGCAGTCGCACAGACAATCATTCTGTCGGCTCGTTCAGCCTCGAACTTTACCTCTGGTGGAGCAGAAACCGCATTTAATGCAAATGCTAATTCTGTTTCTGTTACTGGCACAACTGCTTCAGTAACAGGTTCTGCGTTAGTAGAGGGAGTTTTGGCTGGCTTGTTGAAACTTGATGAGCGTGATGTCCCTTCCGAGGGGCGTGTAATCGCTTGCCGTCCTGCTCAGTATTGGAAACTTGTGGAAGCTCTGACAAAGGGTGACTTCAAAGTTCCTTATACTGGAGAAACGGGCGTGTTCGAGTCTGGTAAAGTTGCAATCATTGGTGGAGCGAGAGTTGTTAAGAGTAACAACATTCCTTCTACTGATTTGTCGGCTGATGCCACTACTCGTTCTAACCGCCAAGCGGATTACAGGCTGACTCAAGCTCTTGTATTTCATCCTTCTGCCACGGGTTGCGTCAAGCTTCTCGATGTTGCAGTTGAGAGCGAATACCAGATTGAGCGTCAAGGAACTTTGATGGTCGGCAAGTATGCTGTTGGACACGGGATTCTGCGTCCAGAGTGTGCTTACGAAGTCAAGGCCACTTCAGTAGCCTAATTAGATAAGGTATTTAAGGGGTCATCAGTCAAGCCTGTTGCTTTACCCTCCTTTCCAAAGGTTCTTGTGTTTCCCTTTGGTTATGTGAAGCAAATTTAGGCTTGGCTGGTGGCCTCTTTTTTGTCTAAATTACCCCTATGCCAGTAATTGCCTCCACCGAGCTAGATGCAATCAACACGATGCTCACTACGATTGGTGAGTCTCCTGTTAATAGTGTTAATGCCTCTACCGCCGATACTCGTATTGCCCAGCTTATTTTGCAAGAAGTAGATAGGGCTACTCAAATCAAGGGTTGGAATTGGAATACCGAAAAAGATGTTCCTTTGACTCGTAACGGGTCGAATCAAATTGTACTATCAGCTAATGTGGTTCGTGTAGATGTTAGCAGGAGCGAATATCCTAGTGTAGAAGTAGTCCAAAGAGGTAATAAGCTCTGGGATAAGAAGAACAAAACATTTACTTTTACTGCTGATTTAAAAGGCGAGGTCGTGTCTTTGCTACCTTTTACAGACATTCCAGAACAAGCAAGGTATTATATTGTTGTTAGGTCTGCTCGTTTATTTCAACAGAGAATGATTGGCGATTCAACAGGTTCAGCTTTTAGTGCTGAAGAAGAAACAACTGCTTATATGGCTCTTAATGACTCAGAGGATGAAACAGCAGACCACAACATATTTAACAATTACGATGTAGCTAAAGTAATAGCTCATAGACGCTATTTGGTTTAAGTTATGGCTGTTGCTAGTGTAAAAGGGGCAACTCAAAACCTAATTAGGACAAGCGTTCCTAATCTTATATCTGGAGTATCCCAACAAGCAGACGCTTTAAAATTAGCTTCTCAAGCTGTTGAGCAGATTAACGGGGTGTCAAGTGTAGTGGATGGTTTGAATAAAAGGTACTCTACAAATTTAGTTAGCGTATTGAATTTTAACCAAGCTGGTTCTTCCCCTAGTTATCCTTATGCTTTTGATGGAACTAATAGCGGTAAAGCTATATATCCAAAAGAAGAGCTGTTCTATCCCTTTACAATAGAAATTTCAGAAAATGAAAAATATTTGGGGTGCTTAAGCCGTCTTATTTATGATTATAATTTTGATGGGGATGAGCTATATGATTTTAATTTAAAAATTTTTGATACTGCTGGTAATGCAAAGTATGTAATTTATCGAAATGCAGATAAAAATGTTTTTAAAAAGTTTTTGAGATATGACTCTACTACTACTGAAAATCTAGGGTGGTATTTTAATACAGATAAAAATAAATACAAAAACCTTTCTATTGCTGATTTTACTTTTTTGCTCAACAACGACAAAGTTGTAAAAATGGCTTCAGATGTTACTTCAAAAGCTACAACTCAATTAGCTGGCGGGACACAAGTAAATCAAGGTTTAGTTGTAGTAAAAACAGGCTACACAGGAAATAATAGGCAACGACCCAGCGGAGAAATTAACTGGTCTGTTAAAATTGTAGGCTCTTCTAGCGGAGTAGTTTTTGCTAGTGCTACTGGAAATAGTACTGAATGGAATCCAGATTCCGCTTCTTTAGGAGGAACTCCTTCTGTTATTGCAACCTCTATTGCTACAAAATTAAATGCTGGTGTCGTAGCTGGTTCTGGTTGGACTGGTGGAAATATTGCCTCAAATGGATATGTTGTAGCTATTCAACATCCTACTCAAGACTTCAAAATTGTGGTTGAAGATGGATATTCTGGAACTTTGTTTTACAGCGTAAAAGATAATGTTCAAAACTTTGCTGATTTGCCTCTTATTGCTCCGCATAGATTTAAGACAACTATTGTAGGACTTCCTACGGAGGAAGGTGACGAATATTATGTTGAGCACACCAGCAATTCTACTGGAGCTACAGAGTACACGGGTGGAGGCTCATCTACTAACCCTTTAGGTATTTTTGCTTTAAATGAAGGCACTTGGTCTGAATCTGTGGCTTCTGGAATAAAATATAAATTAAATCCAGACACATTACCGCATTGTATTGTAAAACTAAGCACCGACACTTTTTTGTTTACCCCTTTAGACGGCCATACAGCTACATACACTTTGGGAGAGGGTGGAACAAAAGAATTTGTATGTCCTTCTTGGGGAGACAGGAAAATTGGCGATTTAGAAACCAATCCAGACCCAGATTTTGTTGATAATAAAATTAACAACTTATTCTTTTATAAAAATAGACTTGGCCTTCTTTCAAAAGAAAGTGTTTGCTTAAGCGAAGCTTCTGATTTTTTTAATTTTTTTAAAACCGCTGTTTCTCAAGTTTTAGATTCAGACCCAATTATTTTAACATCAAATTCCAATAAAATTGGAGAATTGTATCACGCTGTTCCTTTTTATGACAGAGTAGTTTTGTTTTCTGATAACTGCCAGTTTTCTTTACAATCTGATGGGGAACTGACTTCAAGATCAGCCTCCTTACAGCCAAGCACCTTTTTCCCTGTTAGCACTACTTGTGCTCCGATTGCTAGTAAAAATAAAATGTACTTTGCAAGTAATGAAAATAGTTTTTCCAGCATTTATGAGTATTTTATAAATCCGAATACCATTCTTTTAGACGGATTAAATATATCTTCAAATATTCCCAACTATATTCCTTCATTTGTTACTAATTTATATTTAACAAGTAATTACGATTTTATCTTTTGTAAAAGCTCTGGTTCAGATAATGAACTATTTGTTTATAAGTATTTTAATTCTGGTGACGAAAAAATTCAATCTGCTTGGTCAAGATGGTCGTTGCCTAAAAATAATAAAATTCTTCATTGTTGGTTTAAAAGCAGTACATTTTTTGTTTTAACAGAGAGAAATGAGGATGTTACAACTAATTATTGCTTGTTTAGTATGAATTTAGAAGAACCTTTATCTACTTTAAAAATGGATTCTTTAAGGGACTTAGTTAATACTGACGGAGTTGAAAAAACACCTTTTTCAAATGCTGATGGTAATTTTACTATTTTAACTTTTACAAGAGATTATTTATTTCCTTTAAGCCCCGCTAAAACTTTAACTAGCACTACTTTCTGGAAAAAGGCGGGAGCAGGGGGGTCAGTAGCAAACAATTTATATGACAAATTATTTACTTTTAAATCTACTTCGGCAGTAACTACAGGTTTTAACATTCCTGTATCACCAAGCAGAGTTTATTCTCCTAAAGTTGCATTAGCAACTACAGCAACACAAGCTTTAAGCTTAAACCAAGGGTTTGATTTTTCCATTATATTAAATAAAAATAAAAATTTAGTTTTAAAGCGTTTGGCAGATTTAGAATTTAGAACAACGCAAGCCAGCACATCAATTACAATGACTCTTTGGTATTCTCAAGACAATACCACCTTTACTTCTTTAGGCTCAGTTACCGCTAATTCAAATTCTACATTTACAAACATTCAAAATTTAAGTTTTTCTCCTTTAGAGTTAAAATCAGATTTAAGTGGAGAAAGGACTCATTATTTTAAATATACTTTTCATAGTGCAACAAATCAGTCTATCGAGTTGAATTTTTACGGGCTTGCCTTTGAATATGTAGATTATGACGCTAGTGAGTATTTTAATGTTTCAGAGTTAGGCACGACTGGAATTTTATTTAATAAATCCCCATACAAAGTTATTACTGCAAATAATAAAGTTTATGACACTTATTATGTTTATTACAATTTAAGTAATGCCGTATCAGCTCCCGTTTCTGGAAATATAAAGTATGTAGCTCACAATAAACTTTTAGTTAAAGAATCTGATTCAAGCATAATTGCTTCCGCACGATATATTGGAATACCTTATCCTTTTGTTTATGAGCTTTCTAACCCTATTCTAAAAACTAAATCGGGAAGAGGAGAGTCAGCAGTAATAGATGGACGGCTTCAAATTAAAAATGGCATTTTATTGTTTAGTAATTCTCAATTCTTTCAAGTTGTCGTTTCACCAAAATTTAGAGACGCTTACAATTATACTTATTTGTACAATTTTATACCAAATTACATAGGAGTTAGCCCAACAAATTTAGATGTAATTAAAAGCAAAACAGGGTCGTTCTTATTTCCTGTTTATTGCAAATCGGACGAAGTAAAAGTTTTACTATTAAACAATTCAGTTTTTAATTGCTGTCTATTAGGTCTTGAGTGGGAGGCTTTATATAATGCAAGGTCAAAGCGTATTGGCTAGTTATCCTAACGGAGCGATTGTCCGTAAAACACGGATGTCCGATGCCAAATACATCTCCTCAAGGCTTCGTAAAGCTGATTTAATAGAGCTTCGAGCAAACTCTGGGTCTGCTCCAGATGTCTCTTTAATGCACAGCGTATGGTCTAGTAACCCCTGTTATACAATTTGCTTGTATGGAGAGCCTATTGCCATCTTTGGAATATGCCCTCAGAAAGATGTGGGTGTTATATGGATGATGGGTACTGACAAGGTTTTACGCATCAAAACAACCTTTTTAAAGGCTTCTAAAGAGTGGGTAAACTATTTTCTTGAATTAAAGCCCATTCTATTTAACTTTATACACGAAAAGAACACCCTGCACATTAAGTGGTTGCGGTGGTTGGGCTTTTCAATCATTAACAGATTGGAGAACTTTGGCAAAAACGGAGAAACATTTTACGAATTTGTAAAGATTAAAAACAATGTGTGAACCAGTCAGCATCGGATTTGCCGTAGCCAGTTTAGCCATTGGAGTAGCGTCTCAGTACGCTCAATACCAATCGCAGATGGATTATGCAAACCAACAAGAACAAGCCCAAAATGATGCAATCGCTCAACAGCAAGCTTATCAAAACAGACTTATTCAACTAGAAGGTGAACGCTTCCAAGCTGAAAGTAACGCAATTAGAACTCGTCAGTTGCAGGAACAGCAAGCGTTGGCAAGACAGGGGCAACAAGCTTCAATGCAAGCTAGACAAGCTCAAGCTACTGCTTTGGTTCAAGCTGGAGAGGCGGGTGTTACTGGATTGTCTGTTGACACTTTGCTTGCTGATTTTACAAGGCAAGAACTAGGATACCAAGAGGGTATTTTAAGGGAACAACAGAACAAAGACGCTTTTTACACAGACCAGCTTATGCAAAATCGTTTACAAAGTGGGTTTAATATGGCTGAAATGAATAGGCCAATTACACGCCAGCCGATTGCATACCCAAGCTCAACAGCTTTGGGTCTTGGTGTCGCTGGGCAAGTCGTTGGAGCGTACAGAGATTACCGAAATTATGGTGGCGGTATGAATCCAGAACGAAGAAGCTCTAGGTCAGTTTTGCAAATACCAAACTAATTTATGGCCGTTGAACTTGTAAATCGTAATGGGGTTAAAGTGGGCAAACTGCCTAATGCTTATATTCCTGCACCTGCTCCTGTTGTGCAGGTTGCTACCCCTAAAGTAGCTCAACCAGCGGAAGCGGTTCGCCCTATTCGTCCAGAGCAAAGTGAGCTAGGTCAGATTGCTAATTCTCTTGCTTTCTTTAACGAAAACCTTCGTAGTTTAGGGTCTGTTTACACACGAATTTCAAATGAAGAAAATCTGGCTCAAGGTCAGCAAATGGCTTTGCAGGATGTCAATAAAGCCCGTGAGATTACTCGTTTAGGCTTTAAGAAAGCTTCTGAAGCTGGGTTGATTGAGGCAGGTGCTAATCCTTATATGAGGCTTGGCTTATATGAAACAACTGGTCAGCTTCAAGGGCAGGATTACAGGGAAAAACTACTTGCTCGAAAAGCGGAGCTTTCGTCTCCTTTTTCTACAAAGACTCCAGAACAAGTTATAGCAGAGGTAAGACAAGAAGCTTTAACTGGCCTTGGTGATAAT